ATGGTCGAAAACGCCATTTTTACCCTAAAAACACAAATTATGGCTACATTAACATTGGTAATAGTTCCCGCAAAAAGGTTATCAGACGGGACACACAAAATAAGAATTCGAGTCGCACACAACTCTGAAACGAGATTCATCACCACGGATATAGTGGTAAGGGAAAACGAGTTTAAGAACGGTAAAATAGTACACCGTCCAGACAAGGATTTTCTCAATACAAAATTACAACAGCTATACAACCTTTATTTCAAGCGATACATGGAACTGGACTACCCTGATTCGCTCACGTGCACGCAATTAGTCAAAATGATAACTAACCCGTTAAACGGAGAAAAGCATCGTAAGTTCGAGGATATCGTGGATGAATATCTGTCCCAAATAGATGAAGAAGAACGTACCAAGACATACAAACTCTATCGGCTAGCCACAAACAAGTTTATGCAATTCATCGGGAACGGTTCTCTCATGGAACATATTACCCCTATCAGAATGAACCAGTACATATCATGGCTCAAAAAGACAAAGCTGTCAAGCACCACAATCAACATCTACATAACCCTGCTAAAGGTTATCATTAACTATGCTATAAAGATGAGATACGTTACCTACGATATCGACCCTTTCATTACAGCCAGGATTCCATCAGCCCAAAAGAGAGAAACCCAAATTACAGTGGAAGAACTCAAGACAATCAGGGATGCAAATTTAGAGCATTACAATCTCAACGTCACACGGGACATTTTCATGCTTACTTATTATCTTGCCGGCATGAACCTAGTAGACATACTAGCATACGATTTCCGGACGGATGAAATAAACTACATCCGAAAAAAGACCAAAAACACCAAAGAGGGGGACTCCCTGATTTCCTTTTCCATTCCCGAAGAAGCAAAGCCCATTATAAAAAAGTATATGAAAAAGAATACAGGGAAAATCATATTCGGGAAATACAAGAACTATACCTCCTGCTATAACCTGCTGGCCAGGAAAATCAGTCAATTAGGCAAGGTGGCAGGAATCAGGCATAAATTCACCCTATATTCAGCCCGCAAATCTTTCGTCCAACATGGATATGACCTGGGAATTCCTCTTAGTACACTGGAATACTGTATCGGGCAATCAATGAAAGAAGATAGACCAATCTTCAACTATGTCACAATAATGAGGAAACACGCTGATAAAGCAATCAGGGAAATACTTGACAACTTGAAAAATGAATAATCACATATAAAATAAATCACTAAGAATTTGCATAATAACCAAATGCTTATTATCTTTGTAGTGTCAAATAAGAGTTCTTAATTTTAATGTTTAACTGATGAAAGATGAAGAAAAAAAAGAATTAGAACAAGAGTATGAGAATTTAAAACTTCTCGCTTCATTTCACGAGGCCTATGGGGTTCCTGAAAATGCCAAAGAACGGGAAGCGCTTATAAATGACATACTCGATCGGATGAACGAAATCCAAGAGAAATTAAAAAAGTTGTAATTAACATCCCTCCCTTCGGGGAGGGACAAACATTAAAAGCTATGATAGATTGGAATGATTGCCTGCCAACAAAAGAAATGCAGGCTGACTTTGAAAGATTCAAAGAACTAAAAACCACAGAAGAAAAAGAAGCTTTCAAAAAGGAAATGCAGGATAAATATAATAAACTACCGGAAGCCCAAAAGGAAGCCTACAAAAAAGCATCTGAAGCTGGGCTAAAAGCAACGGTAAATGCCTGCAATGATTATATAGAAAGAGCGGAAGAAGCCATATTACGTGATAAACTTGGAGAATTGCCCGAAGCAATCTCATTCAGTTATATTGCAAAGAAATATTTTGGTAAAAGTAGAAACTGGCTATATCAGCGTATTAACGGAAATATAGTCAACGGGAAAAAGGCTCGCTTTACTGACAATGAACTCAAAACGTTCCTGAACGCTTTGAACGATGTTAGCGAAATGATTCATCAGACATCATTAAAAATCAGTTAAGCTCTTATTTGACACCATCCCTGCATTGAGCCGATGCAGGGATTTTTATTGCTTTATCAAAAAATAGTAGTATCTTTGCAACATCAAGATAATACGGACATAATTCGGATTATTTTGGTTTGACTTTGGTGAGGGGGTGGTTCCCCTCACTTTTTTTATATCCTTACCGAACTTTTCAATTATATATTAGTACTATCTTATGTAACCCTTCCAAGGAGTTTGATTGTGTGCTGTTGATAGGGAGGGCTACAAAACAAAGAGGTAGCTATTCGGCTACCTCTTACTCATATCATTATTTCTATTTATTATCAGCTTTCTGTTTTGCATTATCTACTACAGAAATAATTTCAAAATGCAACTTCATTATTTCATTATATTGCTCCTTATCTTTAGGTATATCAATATATTTAAGATTATTAATGATAGGGTATATCATTTCAATACAGTCATCAGTTTGTAGAAAATGAGACATTTCTGAATATAACTGCTGATATCTCGCAAGCAAAATATCTCCAGGTGTTGAATATAGATTATCACATACAATTGAACTTACTCGTGCCGCAAATCCAAGCAATGTTCCTCTTTCTACTACAGATAAAATACCAAAAGCATTTGCTACTCCAACTCTTGCTGTATGAAGATTACCAGTAACAGATTGTTTGTATGCCTCAAGCTCCGCGCGTTGTTTTTCTACCTGCTCCACTTGCTTTCTTACTTCACGTAACTCAAGGAAGTTAGCGATTTGGAAACCAACAACAATCGTTACACAGATTCCAATTAATGAGGCTATAATACCAATGAAAGCATCAGTTGTTATAGTACCATTATTTTTAATATTTCCCCAAAATGTTAAAGCAATACACGCTATATTTGTTGCAATAGAGATGGTTACAATTATAATGTTTCTTTTATTCATATTCTTTTTCAATGCATAATACAGTTACTCAAACGCAAATATAGTAAAATATTTATTCTATATTTAATATTAGTGACTTTTTTGCAAGACACTCTATACAAGTAAATCTCTATACAACAAGTGCATTACTTGTTTCTATAACCATAATGCAGAAAAATAATTATTAATAAGCCAACAATAGCACAATACAATTTACCTTTATATATATCCCACCAAGAAATCTCTACTATCTTCTCTTTCAGATTCAACATAACATCAACTTTACCATTTAACGAATCCAACCTATTAGAAAACTGTTTCAAAGCTAAAGATAATGTTTCATCTATTTCCATTCGTTCTTGCTCTCTCTTAGATGCAGTAGTAGTACTTTCTTTTATAGGATATTGTTTCCCGATTGAATCAGGAGAAGAAAAATAAACTGTTGTATTTTCAATCTTCAAATCACTCAATTTGTCAGTCGTAATCTTCGTTTGTTTACTTACATCAGTTCTTAGCGACTCAACAGCATTTCGAAGGAACTGAAATTCTCCCCTATAATCCACCTGTTTTTGCATTCCAATATTGCGAGAAGTCTTACATGAAGCAAACCATATTCCTAATGTTAAGAACATGGTTATATAGATTAGCATTTTCATACTTTCAGATATTTACAAATTCCTTTCACATGAAGAGAAACAATAGTCCGTTTCCCCTCCTCTGACAGCAGGAAATCCACATCTTCTTTGTTATCCTGAAACAGATTCTCCGTCAGAACAGCCGGACACTTCGTATGTTTCAAGATATAAAAACTACTCTCCTTATCTGGATCACCGTCTGCCATATCCTTCCGTATTTTCATTCCAAACAAACATTCTTCAGCAGTAGCATACAGACAGTCAGCCAGCTTATCGGCTTTTGTCTGTCCCACACTGGTCCATGCTTCCCAACCACGTGCTTGCATCCAATTTAAACCATTACCGGCTGCATTGCAATGGATAGAAATAAGAATTGCTTCAGAAGTCTTATATTCATTCACTCGCCTACAACGTTCTGACAAAGGAACATCTATTTCCTCTTTCACGACCAGTCCCGCATCAATACCTAATTTACGCAATTCAAATACTACACGCCCAGCAATTTCACGGGTATAGGAGTATTCCCTTAACCTGCCATCTGGAGAACACTTACCCGGAGTATTGCTACCGTGACCGTTATCAATCAATATTTTCATATCTTTCCTCTTTATCTAGTTCGTTTTCGATTCTATCAATAATTCCTTGTACATGTGTAGGCGTAGCCCGCTTAAATTCAAAACGTATTACATGGTAAATTATACGAAACCCTTTGTTTCTAGGATAAGCAATAATCAGATTCTTAAATGCGTTCTGAAGATATACATAAGAAAATACATACGTAATAGTCTTAATAACTAACAATGAGTTCTCACCGTCTCCTATCAAGCTCATAAAGGAGAAGACTACCTCAATGATTATAAGATAGAGAAGAAGTTCAACCAAGGCATTTTTAAACTTATCCCACTTAAAGTTTTTACAACGTATAATTGAAACACCATCAGCCCTCATTCCGCACCAAATATTAAATCCAAACATTACAACTAATGCTATAAGAAAACCTTTAGTCGGCGTTAAATAAGCAAGAAGAGAACTGAACATCGAAACGAAAATAATTCGTATCTGGTCTACATTAAATAGCTCATATAACCATCTCATAATATTAATCATAAAGTTACTACCAATATTGAAAACACAGTAATCAGCCCAGGAAGCAAAACAGTAGCTAATGCGTCAAGCCAATCAAAGATGAACCCGCACTTTTTCTGAATGTACTCAACCACTATTGCGGCAATGGCGGTTGTCGTTAAAGAAACAATAGCAGATTCACAGAAATCAATGCCTAATAGAAGGAAACAGAAGGCAAGCATTACAACAAAGACGAACATCCCGGCTTTGACGTGTGCCGGTCGGTTAGATTGCAAAATCCAATCATACAATACTTTTATACCCATACTCATAGCGTTTAATTATTAATAAAATATTCTGTATGGAACAAATGTATTGAGTATAATAACGAGTTTTACAAAAATGGAAAATCTTGGAAATCAATTCTATGATAAATATCTATAAAACAAGACATTATAATTTTCACTTTTTCCATAAATAAAAAAGGGATGCTTGAAAAGCACCCCTAAAACAACCAACAGATTGAACTATTAATCCGTAAACATATACACGGAAAGATCAACCTTTTCTATTTCGTCTGAAATTGTATCTCCATACATTGTTAGACACACCCGATAACGGTCAATACTTCTTTGAATCTGTTGCAAGGTAGGTTTCTCGGGATATTCCGAACTGGCAAAAGTTACCAGTTCTTCACCATTCTCACTGGTACCAACCACCCGGAAGTGATGACGTACAATCCAAGTTCCGTCCGGCTGTTGCTCGATAGGCTTAGCAATCCCACGCGGTAAGATATTTTTTTGATCCATGTTTTTTGATATGTTTAATTAGTTGTTTTCTATGGTTATATTTATTCTTCAATACAAACTTTTCAAAATGTCCTTCGATATAAACATATTCCCACCATTCAGGAAGTAACATCGCTGCAATTTTACGACGGATATTGTACGTTGCAAAGTGTTTCATCAGGCCATAATAAGAGTTCATTGTACTCACAAACTTCTCAACATACGCTTCTGCAAATCCATTTTCAGCTATTCTATTAAATTTCCTGACAGCGTTATATGTGTTACCAACCACCCTGTTAGATACATAAATTCTACCCGGCAAAATGAACGCCCCAACAAACAAGACTCCTTTCTTATAATGCTGAAGATACAGCTTGCGTGGATGCAACCGTAAAAGGAGTTGTTCTTTCAGGAAACCATCAAGAAGATGGACTTTGGACAATATTTCTTCCGGAGATTTCACCACGATACAAAAGTCATCAACAAAGCGTACATAATGTCTGAATCCCAGTATTTCCATCACGAAATAATCATATACAGACGCCAGAAAGTTGGCTATGAGTTGCGACGGCAGGTTCCCGATAGCCACTCCCCTGTCAGGGTCATTATGAAACAGACTTTTATTACTGGGAAGTTTGTCCCACATGGAGACGGGAGAGCGTCTGATACACTTATTTTGTGGACAATGAAAGATAGTAACGGCTAGAAGGTAAAGCAAACATTCAATATCATCGCCTTTATAATTGTCCCTTACGAATATGTTCAGCATTTCCCATACCAACGATTTCGAGATAGACATGAAGAAACTGAACAGGTCATCTTTGAAAATGTACGCATCGGCAGTATAATTCTCACTGACCTCGACTATCATGTTATTCAGATAGTGCACGGCAGACAAGCATCCCTCACCTTTCCGGCAGTTCTTGGAGACGTTTCCTTGTTCCCGGAAGCGTTCCTCTAAGATCGGCTCGATACGAAGAGCGATCCAGTGATGGACAACACGATCAATGAAAGCGGCGGCAAAAACCTCCCGATATACCGGGTAAGTCCGTATGAATACTTTTGAAAAGTCCGGTACATATTCACCGTAAATAATAGAATACCATAGCCGCACCAATGCGGACTGATAATCATTATAGAACTCAACACAATCCGTACTCGTTCTTTTCTGTCTGGCACAATCTTCGGATGCTTCGAAAATACTGCTAAGAAGTATGTCATAGATTATATTACCTGTTGCGGCGAGGGGACGAACCCGGTTCGCGTTCTGGCGGTTGTTCGTGTTGACGTTGCCGTTGTTGAAGTTCACGTTCCAACTGCTGGAAGCCGTTGCATCCGCTATCTTAGTCTTTCCCGGCTCATCACCGGGGGGATGCCCAATAAATAATTCTAATTGCTCACTCATAATCCCCTTGGCGATTATGACTCCGGCTTTGCGACTTGTTGCGATCCGTTAGCTTTTTGCCGTTGGAGATCTGCAACCGTTTTTTTGTACCAGCCGGTACTTTGCTTACCGATGCTCTCTGCAAGCAGACAGATTTCGGCAGTTTGAGTCAGGCTGGTCAAATGTCGTTCTTCACACACTCTTAGCAGTAATTTCAATGCATCAAACTCACACAAAAACTTCATCAGATAATCTGCACGGTGCTCAAGGTTCATATCTGTATTTGCATAACGGATATATTCGCAACAATGGACGGCAAGCATCATCAACTCCGTACCAAATTCATACCGGAACGCCTTGGGGAATTGTTGCCGGGCATCAATGATAAGGTTCAGAAGCTTATACATCGAATTTGATATAGGAAGGTCTTGTGTAAGTGCCAT